TAATTGGGAAATGCCAATTGGAAAATTTGCACGTTTAGAAGAGGACCAAAAGGGACTTTTTGCGGTTGCAAAGCTTGGGGCCTCAACGCTTGGAAACGACGCGTTTAACGATTACAAAGACGGTATTATCCGCGAACACTCGATAGGCTTTAAGTACATTAAAGATAAAATTCGTTTTGTAGAAACCGACAACGAGGGCGGGGGCTTTTACGAGGTTTCCGAGGTTGCTTTATTTGAGGGGTCCGCGGTTACATTTGGCGCCAACGATTTAACAAACGTTGTTGAGGTTGCAAAAACAGAGGGCAAAGAAATTGCGGCCCAAAAAATAGCGGACGAAATTAATATTACTGTTAAAGCAATAATTAACGGACAAGGGACCGACGACCGCCAATATAATTTGGAAATGAAATTAAAATTTTTAAACGAACAATTGTTAACACTTGCAACGCTCGACCCGTTCAAAAAACAGTCGATTAAAAGCGAGCCGAAAAACCTTATTACGTTTGATTGGAATATAGTAGCAAATAAATTTTAATATTAACAAAAAAAAACATTGAAAAATGGAAAATTTAACACCTGAACAAGTGATTGAGAAAATTAATAATTCAATCGACGAAAAAACAAAAGGTTTCGCAAAGAGCGAAGATATTAACCAAATGAAAGAAGATTTGGCAACGGCAAAAGAACTTGCGAGCAAGTCGAAAGATTTTGACGATAGCGCGTTAAAAAGTGCAATTGCTGAACTAGAGGGCAAAATTATTGCTTTAAAAGAAGAGGCAAAAGAAGAGCCGCAAGCAAAAACGCTTGGCGAGTCTATTTTTAACGCTTTCAAAAATGCAAAAGACTCAATTACGCAAATGATTGAAAAGGGCGGTTTATTGAAATTGGACGTTAAAGCGGCGGGAACAATGACAATAAGCGGGAACTATTCGGGCGGAACGGTTGGACTTTCAGAAATGGAAAACGGCTTAACGCGTATCGTTCGCCGTCGTCCTTTTATGCGTCAATTGGTTAATTCACGCGGGACAACGTCGAAATATGTAGTTTATACGGAACAAAAGAACGCGGACCCAGGTTTGGCGGGAATGACGGCCGAGGGCGCTTTAAAATCGCAAACAGATTTCGACATTGTTGAGAATTCTTGCGAGGTTAAGAAAATAACGGCTTTTATTAAGGTTTCAAAAGAAATGATCGCCGACCTTCCTTTTATGCAAGGCGAAATTAACGGCGAGTTAATGGAATTAATAGAATTGAAATTGGACGAGCAAATTTTGAGCGGCGACGGTTTGGGGGACAATTTAACGGGACTTTTGGCGAACGCGCAACCGTTCACGCCTGGCGTAACATTTACGGCCCTTGTACCGAGTGCAAACCAAAGCGACGTTTTAAGAATTGCAATTGCGCAAATTGCGCAAAACAATTTTAGCGCAACGCATATTCTGTTAAACCCTATTGACGCGGCGGCAATGGACTTAACAAAAGACGCGGGCGGGGCTTATACTTACCAAATGCCGCTTACAATGGACGGCGTAACACGTGTAAAAGCGGTTCCCGTTATTGAAAACAACGGAATTACGGTTGGAAGTTATGTCGTTGGCGATATGTCAAAAGATAATTTGAGAATTCGCGAGGAAATGAATATTCAAGTCGGTTATGTTAACGACGACTTTACAAAAAACCTTGTTACCGTTCTTGCTGAAATGCGCGCTTGTAATTATGTAAAATCGAACCATTACGGCGCTTTTGTCGCGGGCGATTTTGCAACCGATATTGCTGTAATTGACAAACCGTAATTTGGGCCAAAAGGAATAAAAATTTAACGGTTGGGGCGTAAAAACCTCAACCAAATTTTAAAACATATGGCAAATAAAGAAACAAAAAAAGACGAAACAAAGCCAAAGGCAAAAACGCAAACGGTAAAAACGCAAAAAGCAACCCCAATTGTTTTGGACTATTCAAAGCGTTACAACTTTGAGTCGAACGGGACGGCAAAAACAATGCGCGAAAAGGGCAAAGTTTTTATCGTTATTGGGGCGGTTGCTGAAAGTTTAGTTAATAGAGGTTTTGGAAAAATAATTGAGTAAATGAATATTTTAACATTATTGGACTTTAGCGCCAAAGGTAAATTTGAATTGCATACGGGAATGTACGACGCCCCGAGAGTGCAAGAATATATAGACAAGTACGAAAAACGTTATTTAATTCAATTGCTTGGGTTTGAATTATTCCAGGAATTCGAGGCGGATTTATTATTGGGGGCGGGAACACCGACCGAGCCGCGATTTATAGCGATTTTCGACGCGCTTGGAATGGATAAAGCGGGTTGCGTTATTTATTCCGAGGGTTTCAAAGAAATGTTAAAAGGGTTTATTTATTACGAATATGCAAAAGACTTAATTAATCAAATGACACCAATAGGAAACGTTTTACCAACGGGCGAAAATTCGGACAAGGCGACAACGCTTTACTCGATGATGTTTACAAGGTACAACGACGCCGCGTCAAGTTACAAAACAATTCAATATTATATTTGTAGCAATAAAGAGGGGTTTGATTTTTCAAAGTTTAGCGGAAACCAAAAAGGGTTTGTATATTGGATTTAAAAAATGGCGGAAATTAGCGAAATAATACGGGGGTTGGTTAACGAAATTGATACGTCAATTTTCGGAAAACCAAACACGACAACGGGCAAAACCGACTATTGCGCGACCAAATGGGCGCGAGTAGGAAAAACGGTTACAAACGAAGTTGGACTCTTATATTTAATAACCGAAGTTTTGCCAAACGTTTCTTTAGAAGTTAATCAAATAAGCACACCACTAACGCCATTAAGCGGGTTAACGTTTTTGCCGACCCCGTTTTTTCAAACGGGAACAAAACTTGCCGCCAATATGGAATGGACGAAAGCTTTAACGGACTTAACAAAAAAAACGCCGTTAATTTGGTTGTTGGAAATTATAAGGGAACAAAAATACGGACGGGGCGACGTTCGCGAGTTCGAAACGGACTTACGAATTTTTTTCCTGGACGAAACGGATCCAACGCAATTTTTAACCCAAGACCATAGACGCGAAGTTGTCGAGCCAATGGAGCAATTGGCCGAATCGTTTTTGGACGTTATAAGGGGGCAAAGAGTTTTTAAAACTTTGTCCGATTACAAAATAATATCGTTTTCGCGTTTCGGCGTTGAAACGGACCAAGGCGTTATCCAAAATATTTTGGACGCCAATTTGTCGGGGGTTGAGTTACAATTTACCCTTACAAAGTATAAAGAAAATTGTAAATGTTAAAAGAAAAATTAAAATTAATAATAACTTAAAATTTAGAAATTATGGCTATTGGTTGTGATTGTAACGTTGGTTTATCCAACACGGGGCGCCCTGGTTGCGTTCCTTTGTTTAGTATTGTTTCATCGACTATTCTTGTGCCTTTAACGGACACGGACGGAAACAAAAACGGAATTGATTTAAACGCGGCTTTGCCCGTTTGGTCCGATTTAGTAAACGAGGCCGACGCCTCAAAACGTTGGTTTCCTTTGCCGTCGTTTGAAAATGTTGAAATGCCTAAAGCTGACTCGCTTTTTGAAGAGGCGGCAAGCGGTCGAAGCGCCTTTCTGCGTCAAGGTAAAAGAAGTTTTACGGGCGAATTATGGGCGGACGACTCAACGCCAACGTTTCTTGGAAAATTGCAGAAATCGCGTTGCGTTGAATTCGGCGTTTATATTGTAGATGTTAACGGAACTTTGATTGGTTCCGAGGTTGACGGGTTTTTATACCCAATTCCCGTTGACAATTCAAGTTGGGACCCGAAATTTATGTTTGCGACTGACTCAACGGTTCAAAAAATTATGCTTGGTTTTGATTTTGACCGTCTTTTTGAAGAGTCGACAATGTACCAAATTAACGCGGACGAGTCGGGAATTAATTTTACTACTTTGAGCGGCTTAATTGACGTTTTATTCACAAATGTAGTTGGCGCGGGAACATTTGACGCGGTTACTTTGGACGCGAAATTGTGTTATGGTACGGCGTTGAATAAAATTCTTTACCAGGGGGCCGACAATTTGTTGGATTGGACCGTTACAAATTTAACAACAACGTTGCCCGTTACCGTTACGGGGGCAACCGAGGGACCCGACGGTACTTATACTTTAACTTTTGCGGCGCAAGCGTCTTTGGACTCAATGAAAGTTGAGGTTTCGAAAACGGGTTACGACGGCGAAGTTACTTTCGTAATGCCTTAATTTGTTATTGAGTTAACGAATTGACGTTTAATTAACCCCTCGAAATTTCGGGGGGTTTTTTTTATAATAAAAATTTTATTAATTTCGTCTTTATGGAAACAATAAAAATTGGAAATACGGAATTTTTGGCGCAAGCTTTACGCGAAATAACTTTAGAAGAGGCGCAAGCAAAATTCGAACATTTGGACCGACGAATAATTTTTGCGGCCTGGAATATTGCAAACCCAAAAGCAAAGAAAAAAGCACCAAAAAAAGAAAGTAAAAAAGAGGAAAAAAACGAAGATTAAAACCTTTTTTTTTATAACTCGAAAATTAATTAAACCCTCGACAAAATACGAGGGTTTTTTTATGCTTAAAAATTCCGCGTTTTTGGTTACTTTTGTTATTATGTTTGTAAACGAAACAAGACTGGGCGAAATGTTAAATAAAGCGTTGTTATTAAGCGAGGCGCAAGCCTGGTTGGAGTCAATAACGCCCTCTTTGGAAAAGCAAATAATACGCGATTGGATACAAGATGACCAATTATTTAAACAAGGCGTCGACGGTAACGACGAAATAATAGGGCTTTACTCGCAAGCAACGCAAAACATTAACCCGCAAAAAAGAGCGGGAACAAAATTTACTTTATACGATACGGGGGCCTTTTATCGGTCGATGTTTGTTAAAGTTTTAAGGGACTCAATTATTATTGAGGCGGACCCGGGCGAAATGATCGACCAAATTTGGTACGACGACGAAATACTAGGACTAAATGAGGAAAATTTTAGCAAATTTATTGAGGAAATTAAATTCGGGTTCGTTGAATACGTCCGCCGTATATTGGGAGTCGATACGCGAAATGCCTTTGGATAATTGGATAAAATGTACGGACGGCGATTTAACTTTTATAAGGAAAACGCCAGGAAAAAAAAAGGAATTAACGAAAAAAGATTTTGAGCAATGGGGGAAAATTTACGACGACTATATTAAAAAATTTGGTTTGTCCGAATTATACAAAAAATTACTTGAATTAATGAGAAAAAAAGCGCTTTTGGAACTTGAATTCGTAACAACGGGACAACGTTTTAAATTAACGGAAATTGAATTAACCGAGGCCAAATTAAAAACGGCTTTGTCGAATAACGGCGAGGGGTTAACAATAGAACAAAGCTTAATTTATTTGAGTAAATGGGTCGGGTTTAATTTAAACCCAAGAAAAATAACAGTATTGGAATATTTTAATTTAAGCGCGGAATATGGCAAAGCAAATAAATAGAACCGACATAAGCGAACAAGACTTATTTAAAAACGTTCGCGACTCGGCAATTGAAACGTTAAAAGTTATCGACACCCTCAATAAAGAGTTTAAGGAAACCGCGGCGACCCTAAAAAATGATATTTCGGGCGCTAAATTTGGAAACGCGGCCGACATTGAAAAATTCGCCAAGGCGACCGCAAAAGCCAATAAATTAAAAAAAGACTCGATCGAATTAAATAAACTCGAAAAACAAACGACCGAAACAAAGGCGCAAGCGGAAAAAAACTTGGCGACCTCAAAGGCGCAAGAATTAAAAACCGAGCGCGAATTATTAAAAGAAACCAGGCTTTTAAATACTGAAAAGGAACGCGGAAAAGTTGCCGCCGAAAAACAAGCCAAAGCAATAAAAGATGAAAATAACGCTTATACAAAATTAGTAAAAGCGACAAGGGACCAAAAAAACGAATCAAAACAACTTGCGGCGCAATTGCTTGAATTGGAGCGGAACGGCGGGAAAAATACAAAGGAATGGCGCAAAATGTCGGCCGAATATAACAAGGTAACTAACGCGGCAAAAAAAGGCGACAAAGCTTTAAAGAAAATCGACGGGACCGTTGGCGACAATTTCCGAAATGTCGGGAATTATAAAAGCGCGCTTGGCGGTTTAACTCGCGTTTTGTCGGGCCTTGGGTTGGCTTTTGGCGGACTTTCAATTATAAAAGGGGCGGGCAAAACAATTGTTGAATTTGATAAAAATATTCAAGACTTACGAGCAATAACGGGGGCAAGCGGGGCCGACCTGGAATTTTTCAAGACCCAAGCAAAAGAACTTGGAACGCAAGTTGAGGGCGGGGCAAGCGCCGTAATTGAAGCTTATAAACTTATTGGGTCGGCAAAGCCCGAATTATTAGGCAACGCCGAAGCCCTGGACGCCGTAACGCAAAGCGCAATTACACTTTCGCAAGCGTCGGGCCTTGACTTACCCGAGGCGGCAACGCGTTTAACGGACGCAATGAACCAATTTGGAGCGCCCGCGGACCAGGCGGGAAAATTTATTAACGTTTTGGCAAATGGGGCCTTGTTTGGGTCCGCGGCAATTCCCGACGTAACGGACGCGTTGTTAAAATTTGGAGCGGCGGCGAATACTTCAAACGTTTCTTTGGAAGAGTCGACCGCGTTAATTGAGGCGTTGGCAAGTAAAGGTTTAAAAGGGGCCGAAGCGGGAACCGCTTTAAGAAATGTTATGTTAAAGTTGAGCGCGCCCGACGCGTTACCAAAGGACGCTCAAAAAGCAATGGCGGACCTTGGAATTTCTTTTGAGGACTTAAAAGACACCTCAAAACCTTTTGCGGAACGTTTGGAATTGTTAAAGCCTTTGTTAACAAATAACGCGGCCTTGGTTAAAACATTCGGAACGGAAAACGCAATTGCGGCGACGAACCTTTTAAATATGACCGACGAAGTTAAGGAATTAACTAAAAATATGGAAACCCAAGGAACCGTCCAGGAGCAAGCGGCAAAAAATACCGATACCGTCGCTTTTGCTTTTAACGAATTAAAGGAAACTTGGAATAAATTTATTTTGGACCTGGACCAAGGCGCGGGAATTGGCGAAAAAATAAAAGACGTTTTAAAATTCTTGGCGGAAAACCTGGAAACAATAGTAAACGTTTTAGGGTTTGCAATTAAAGCGTTTATTTCTTATAAAGCAATTGTTACAATTACGGCAATACAAAACAAATTACTCGCAACCTCATTCGGCGACATAATCAAAAGCCAAGGCGGAATTAAAGCCCTTTTTTCGTCAATGAAAGCGGGAATTCAAGGCGTTGGAAAAGCTTTAAAAGCAAACGCAATTGGAATTGCTATAACGGCGATCGCTTGGGCCGTTTCGGGCTTAACGGCGAAAGCTGAAAAATTAAACGAAGCCTTGGAAAAAACCACTAGAAACCAAGAAGAGTTGGACGCGGCAACGGGAGAAGTTCAAGCAAATTTGAAAAAAGAGCAAGTCGAGGTTAACGCCTTATTTACGGCCCTTGGAAAAACGAATTCAGAAAGCGCAAACCGCGCGGCCCTTATTGACGAAATAAATAGTAAATATGGAACGACCCTTGAAAATTTAGAGGACGAAAGCGCGTTTTTAGCACAAAACGCCGCCGCTTTAAAGGTGATTAATTCCGAATTAAGACAAAAGGCCGAAATTGAAGCCTCAAGAATAGGTTTTGAAATAACGCAAAGCCAGGCGGTTGAAGCAAAATTAGCATATGAGCAAGCGGGCGAAGCTTTAGATCAATTTAGAAAATCGGGTTTGGGTTGGCGGGGAATAGGTTTTTTATTTGAAAAACTCGGGGCAACGTCCGAGAATGATTTAATAAAATTACTTAACGCAACGGGCAACGCCCACCAAGCCGCAAGGGAAAAAGCCGAAGAGTATGAGGACGCATATATTAATATGCAAGCGACTATTAAACAAAATCAATTAAACATTCCTAAACTAATACCACCACCACCAGGCGGGGGCGGGGGCGGGGGCGGGGGGACAACGCCAAGCCCCGCCGTAATAGAGTCGTTAATTCGTGAAATTGAGGACGCGCAAATTAAACAAATAAAAGACGACCAGGAACGGCAAACCGTAGCGCGCGCAAAAGAATTTGAGCGACTTGTTGAGGAAACCAAAAAGAAAAAAACTATAAAAAAAGAGTTCGACGAATGGTTAATCGAACAAAATAAAGTTCTAATTATGGACTTGCAAGAAATAGACGACGAGGCCGAAAAGAAACGCCAGGCGGCCCGAAACCAAGCCGCGCAAGACATAACCGCGACGAATATTTTAGCTAAGGAAATCGAATTAGAAAAACTCGACGATATAGAACAAAACGAAGTCGAGCGCGCCAAATTACAAGACGAATTGGACGCAATGAGAATTGCGCAAATAAAGGAAAACGCGTCAATTGAAATAAGTTTATTGGGCGACAATGAAGAGGAAAAGGCAAAAGTTTTAAAGCAATCGGAATTGGACCAAACGGCAATCGTAAACGAGGGCGAAAAACGCCGCGAGGAATTGCGACAAAAACTTTTTGAGCGTCAAATTAAAGATTATACCGACGCCGAAAAGGAGAAATATTTAGAGTTATTGAAATCAAATAAAAAACAAGAGGAAATCGACAAAGAAATATTTGAATTTCAAAAGGCCCAATTAACGGAGCGAATCGCCTGGTTAAAAGCTAATTACCCCGAAATGACCGATTTAATACGGGACGAGGAAATTAAATTAGCCGAAATGCTAAGAAAAATTGATACAAACGAGGACAACGCGGCCGACGATGAAAAAAAGAAAAAAATAGAAAGAGCCGCCGAAATTGCGGACGCAATAACGAATTATTACATTAAAAAAGCGGACGAACGAATTAAAAAAATAGACGAGGAAATAAAAGCGGCCGAAGAGCAAGCAAGCTTTTTGCAAAAGTTAGCCGAAGAGGGGAATATTAACGCCCAACAAAGTTTGGCCGAACAACAAAGAATTATTGCCGAAGCAAACAGAAAAAAAGAGCAAGAAGAGCAAAGAAAGCAAAGGGCCGAATTAGTAAACGCGGCGTTGCAAACATACGCGGCAAAGGCGGCCGACCCCAACGTTGAAAACCCTTTATTGGAAACAATACGCGATATTGCTTTATTACAACAATTTATCGCGACAATTCCCGCGTTTTTAGACGGGACCGAGGACACGGGATCCAATGGTCGAGGCGTTGACGGTAAAGGCGGGTTTAACGCTATATTGCACCCAAACGAGCGCGTAATGACAAAAGAGCAAAACGCAAAAGTTGGGACCTTATCAAATAGCGAACTTGCAAAGGTTGCGCAAGAATACAACGCGGGCAAGTTAATTGCTAAAAATGGAGCAAATCAAATTGGCGGCGCCTGGGAATCTTTGGCCGTATTAAATGAATTGCAAAGCTTAAAAGAAACGATTAAAAACAAACCCGAAACAAATATTCGTTTGGAGGAAATAATTAACGGCGCGTTAATGATTACAAGGGAAACAAAAAGAGGCAATTCGGTTGTTTACGATCGTTATAAAACTAAAGCGTAAATTATGCGACATTTTTTAAACGGCGTCGAAATATCGCCAAGAAACGTTTTAACAATTGGTTTAAATTCGGACTTTACGGGGCGGCCCGAATTACTCGAAAGCGATGTTGATAGCGTCGTTTTACCACGCGAGGGGCGCGAAATTGTTTTGCAACATATCGCAACGCAAGGCGTTTTCGAGGGAATACCGTACACAATGCAAACCGCCGACGGGTCCGTTTTACAATATTATGTCGATTTAACCGAGGAAACAATTTTTCGCGATTTTGAAATTGAGGTTAAATTAAAAAGACGTTACGCAAAAGACAATTTTTTCGACAAAGCCAACGGCACGTCGTTTGAATTAATGGCCGCAAAAGGGGTTGTTTTTGATTTAATCGACGTTCCTTATATTATAGTAAAAGACACCGCCGCCGAAATGGCTTTAACGCTTAGTGTTACTATTTATGTAATGACTAAAGAACTAATCGACCAAATTGTTATTATTTCCCAGGGAATAACGCAAATAATCGACGCCGTAACGCCTCAAACGGGGACGGGCGTAACGTTCTCAATTGGACAAATTGCAACGTTAATAATAAAAGTTCTATTACAAATTGCGATCGCGGCGCTTTTATTAGTTGCAATTATAAAAATGGCTCAACAATTTTTCGAATTAATTTTTCCGAAAATTCGTTATTTCCAGGCTTGCAAAGTAAAAGAATTAATTTCTAAAGGTTGCCAATATTTGGGCTTTACATTCCAAAGCAATTTGCTTGACGGAATAAGCGGCGCAACAATTTTGCCCGTTCCTTTGGTAAAAGAAAAATGTTCTTTTTGGGACTTTATACAAAACGACTTAAATTTTGCTTATACAAAAGGCTACCCAAGCGCAAGCGACTCGACCCCAACTTTAGGACAATTGATCGACGCAATGGAAACGCAATTTAACGCGCGAACAAAAGTTTTAAACGGCGTCGTTGAATTGGAGCGCCGCGACTATTGGCAAAATATAACGACAAACCAAATTTTACCCGCGTTAAACGTTCAAAATGACCGAGTAGAGGAATACACGTTAAACACCAACGAAGTTTGGAAACGTTATTTCATACACTATCAAACGGACTCAAGCGACTTAAATACCTTGGACTTTTACGACCCAACAGACGCCGAATTCTCAACGGAGCCGTTAAACGTTGTTAACGCCGACTTGGTAACGATAAAAGGTTTAAACGATGTAAATATACCTTTTGCCCTTGGGGTCCGTAAAAACGGCTTAAATTGGCTCGAAAAATTGGCAAAAGGTTTTTTCGAAGTTATCGACGAGGTTATTAATGCTTTTGGCGGAAATGGAAATTTTACCGCTCAAATAACCGACCGAAACGGGGTTTTACAAATTAGCCAACAATTTTTCGTGAAAACGAAATTTCTTTATACCGTAGGGGGAAAACAACCGTCTAATTACGCGGAAATTATACAAGCGGGGGAAATTTATAATAAATACCATAAAATAAATGAAATAACCTTAAACGATTATAAAATAATTTCAGACGCGCCCGTTAGAATTACAAGTTTAGATTTTGTAAATTTGTTAAATAATAATTTTGCGGAAATTGACGGCGTTATTTGTGAAATTTTGACTTTACAATATTTGGACGAACAAAGCAAAGCGATAATTAGTTATAAAAAACCGTTCGATTATGCAAGCGGAAAAGTTGAAATTATTGAAATAACGGGAGTTTCGAATTCGTCCACTACCAACGATAATTGTTAAGATATGGAACAAAGATTAAACGAGGATGTAAAAGAAATCGCGAAAAACTTAAAAAAGAGTTTAGCGCGTTTGGAGCGCGTAAAAAATGAAGCTTTAAAAGCGTTAACGCCCGAGCAAATGGCGGAAATAGCGCCAATATCGGCGGACTTTTCGCGAGTAATGAAAGCAACCAAAGAGGGGAACGTTG